TGTACTAATTTTCGCACTAGCGATTCCCATTACTTGTAGGTAAAATGTATTCCTACCTCCCACCCCTCTTTAAGAGGGTTTTTTTATGTCAAATTATTGCATTTAGTTGACTTCTGTTGAGCAAATATAAAAACAATATAAATAAAACCTCTTTTGTGTTGAAAGTATGATAAATTATATGAGGAACTCAACACAAAGACTATGGAAGGATCAAAGACAGCATTGAAATGGACAGAAAACGGAGAACTATCTTCAGTTGACATGGCTCGGATCCTTGAAGCATTGAAGAACGAGGAACTGACCAAGTGTGCCCTGAAAGAAAAGGAGCAAGCAGATGTCGGGTGATTGTGTAGACCAACCAGCAGTTTTCTATTCTAAGAAAATGACACGTTCAAAAAAGATTGCAATTAAACATGCTATAGAAAATGGTAATGTTGCATACACACAACTACTGAATGATGAATACCACATGGTAAGGTGGAGAAACGGTAGTATAATGCAAGAATAAATATTGAGGGTAACACCCTCTTTTTTAATGCCGATCTCGTATTATTATCCAGAAGGACCACTAGGTCCAATATGTGACTTCATCAGTGATGATGATGCGGATCGTGATGCAAGACTTAGAAGACGTAGAGATACTATAGGTGATGGAAAGGAAGCAACCTATGGTCCTGTCGATTATGGTGACATAGAAAACACAATAGGTGATCGTGTGCCTGCACTTATCACCAGAAGATGTAGAATTAGAACTCTTTCTGATGGCACACAAGAGTATTATGATTGTGAAAATGAGTTGTTGAGTCCATTTGGAACACCACCTGGTTATCCTTTGATAGAACCTCAATATGATTGGGCAGGTAAATCAACAAGTCCTTGGGGATTAGATGATAACTTTAATCCTATAACGATAGGACCTTATGATTGTTCTCCTTTTGATCCAGACATTAATATAATTCCATTGAGGATGTATAGACCCGATGGAACTTTTGTTGAAAAGGTTTTAACGGAAAGGTCTTCACCACCAACTTTTCCTGTAAGAAGTGGTGTACAAACTATTGCTTTTGGTTCAACCTTTGCAAGTTTTGTAATGGTTAATAATATTTTAAAACTCAGGGTAACTGGTGATGGTGCTGGTATCGTTGGACTTAAGTTTAGATGGAATGACAATCCTAACACTGCTGGAACTGCATTGAGTTCTCTTGTTGTTGATGGTGTTACATTCAATCAAACAGGTAGAAGTGGGGAGACTGATGCAGTTCTCACAGTTACACAAGGAGTTGACTATCCAATAACGATTAATCCTGGCACAGGGTTAGGTGGAAAGGATGTGCAGAGTCAGACCGTTGGTTTTTATGACCTTGATGGACAAGATTACAACGCAGAACTAATAATCACTAGAACTGAAGCAGAACCTCAGACAACTAACACAACTGGATATTGGTCTGAAGAGGGTAACAAGTATGCAGTTTGGGTTAACCCAGAACAATGTACTTTACCGACTCTAGAACAAGAAGTAACATACATGATTGATATACCAGCAACCGACACGTATACAATCACTGGTGGTGCTGATGATAGTTTCAATGTTTTCTTGAACAATGAAACTGTTCCTGTTATTGGTGGTGTTGGTGGTATATTTGCTGGAGGAACAAACGCTACACCATTCTCTGCAACTAGAACACTACAAGCAGGTCAATTAAAGATGGTTGTCAAGTGTGTAAACGGTGATGCTACTTTTGTTGATGCTGATGGAAACCCTACTGGTTTAGCATACAGTTGGGATAGAAATCCTGGTGGGTGGTATGTAAAAATCTGTAGAGGAACTAGTTGTATCGAACCATCAACTGTTGTATGGGTTCCATCTGGTCCTCATAATTCTTGGGGAGATTTTATGGACACATACGCTGTATATCCATCCAATAATCTTGTTCTAAAAGGAACTCCTCAAACAACATCTTACAATATTAATATTCCTTTTCCAGGTAATTACACACTAGAATATTCTGTAGATGACATAGGAATTATTTCATTAGATGGAACTCAACTTGTAAGTTTCAGTGCTAATTTCCCTACCTCAAACACATATACTATTAATAATCTTACTGCTGGTCCTCACGTGATAGAAGTTACCGTTACTAACCAAGCAGCGAGTGCGGATAGTGATGATTGGACTAGAAATCCTGCAGGTATTGCATGGACTTTAACTCCTGAAACAAGTGCATCTAATGTAGCAGTTAAGTTTTTAAGTAATGGTGATTTGTTAGCAACAGGAGAAGGATTTGCATCAGTTCCATTGACCTTTACAGCACCTGCCGCTACTGGTGCTCGTGCTTATTGGACAATCACAGGTGATTCAATAGATTCAGGATATCAAATAGCATCTCCCACTAAAATTATGTTTGATGATGATATTTCTGGTGGTTTTGATGAGAATGCTAGTCTTACTATAGTAAGTATCAATCAGGTAGGTGGTTCAAATATAGGTGTTACGTTTAGTTCTGATGGAAGTGGTATCGATATAACTGGAGCAGGTTCTGCTGATGTTGTATTTCATTTTGCATGGAATGATAATCCAAATATTGCTGGACGTGCGGTCAATAATTTAGAATTACTGGGCACAACATTTATTCAAAGTTCTCAAACGGGTAATCAAACTGAAACTATTAGAGTTAGTGGTAGTACAACTCAGGTTTCTTATTATATTGGTGGACAATCATTTGTTCAGAATTCAAATGCTGTTACCACTACTAAAACAATTAGTGTTAATGGTGGTGGACAACAGGGTAGATTGTATACAAGCAGTTCTTTTTATACCCAAAACTTACGAACTGAAAACAATGGACAAAGACTTTGCCTAAATGACAACGGCACTAGTAATAATTACATGGCATATAGTAGGGGTGTGCAGATTAATCGTACTGGTGGATACACTGAATATAATGTTGATTTAGGATATGAAGATACCACAGATACTTCATTATATTTCTACCCTATTGTCAGAGCAATCGCTGAGGAGTATACTAGTGGTAGGTTTGGACGCATAGGCAACTTCCCAAACAGAGGCAGAGCACCTGACAGAGGAGGTATGGACTCATGGGTTACTTTCTATCTTAATGATGGAGGATCATTGGGTGGTCCTGTTGACCCAGTTCTTTTTGACAAACTTAGGTTTGCAATCTTTACTGCCTATGCAAACAATCCATTAGGAAATGAAGCAGATCTTGGAGACATAATATCTGTTGTCTATCCTCCACGTTGTACTGTTAAGATAGAAATTGGAACACCTAACCAAGGAGTTTCTGATGAACCTATCATTGCATCCTCTCTAGACCTAGCACCCTCTATAGAGGGAGGTAATTTAGTTTGGAGCACTAGAGATGCTACAGGATTCTCATACAAACAAATAGGTTCTACTGGATCCTCTGGGGGATCAGGTAGTGGATACTAAAAACAAATACAAAAATTATGGACTTACCAAAAATTAAAAACGAAAACTTACCCAAAGAGTTGAGAGAAATTCTTGGTGATTCAGACGCTGAGTTTGATGCAATCGTAGATCCTATGGATGTTGTTGACGTGTATGTCAATCCAGATCAGGATAAAAGAGATCGTGAAAAGGTTGCCAACATGCTTATAGAATCAAGAAGAAAAACACATGAATATCTTAAGGATCAGAGGTTAAAAAATAAGGATTCTTAATCGTATAAATACTTTTTATATGTGAAGGACGCTTCCATACGAAACTAATATTCCGAATGCCTCAATTACTCGCACTAGGTCTGTAAGTTCAACTCTATTATAACGCTTGCTTTTTAGAGCAGATGGTGTTATAATGTTTTTTACGCAGACAAGTCGAGTCTGCTTTCATCTGCGGGTAAACACTCCGCAAGTAAATTTAGGTATTTAAACATGTCTATTAAATCAACAATCGCTGCGGTAGCAGCATCTCCATTCCTCTTCGCTGGTGCAGCTTTTGCTGGTCCTTATGTGAATGTTGAGAGCAATCTTTCATATCCTGATGGAGATTATTCATCTGCAACAACTGATATCCATCTTGGATACGAAGGAACTGCTGGTGCAGAAGGTAAGATTTCATACTACGTACAAGGTGGTCCTTCATTGAACCATTCAGAAACTACTGACGATACAGAAACAGAACTTTCTGGTAAGGTTGGTGCTTCTGTACCTCTTAACGAAGACCTTGCTGCATATGCAGAGGTTTCTGGTGCTACTGCTGGTGAAGACAGCGATGGCGACACCATCCGTAACTGGGGTGCTAAAATCGGTGCTAAGTTCACCTTCTAAATAGGACTGGAGACACCGTTCGTGCGGTCTCTACATTAGTCGGAACACCCATTGGGACTCTTATGAGTCCCAATTTTTTTCTATAAACGCTATGAATTTTTCTGTATATACTCGTAATGGTTGTCCCTATTGCTCAAAGGTCAAAGCAGTCCTTGGTGGAAAGGGATATAAGTTTACTGAGTACCGTCTAGACACACACTTTGATAGACAAGGATTCTATGAACAGTTTGGTGCTGGTAGCACTTTCCCTCAAGTCATCATGGATGGTAAAACTCTTGGGGGTTGTACGGAAACTGTTCTATATTTGAGGGAAAACAATTTGATTTAACAACTAAATAAAAATAGCTACGGAGAAACACATGGATCCAATCATTGTTGCACTGGTTGTCTTAGTTGTTATGGGAGCATTTTTCCTTGGTATAACTGTTTCTTGGTTAGCAAAAGGATATGTAGAAGACTACATAGAAAATGCAGCATATTCTAAATCGGTTGTACATCCTGAAATGTTCGATGAGAATGGTAACATGTTACATGATGAACTCATTTACATCAAACCAACAAACCCATACTGGAATTTTGAGGATGTAGATGAAGAAGACTAATCACAGGAGTTAATTATGCCACGTAATATGGACAACAGTAACCCTAGGTTACTGCTAAGTGAGATTTTGAGAAAGGTCTCAAACGCAAAGACGAAGAAGGAAAAGGTAGACCTTCTTCGCAAAAACAATTCACCTGCTCTCAGACAGTTGATGATTATCAATTTTGATGAGAGTGTTATTTCGGTGATGCCAGAGGGAGATGTACCTTACACTCCTAATGATGCACCTATTGGAACAGATCACTCTCGTCTTGAGCAAGAGTATCGTGGTCTATACCGTTTCTTTAAGGGCGGTCAAGACAAACTACCATCACTGAAAAGAGAATCCATGTTTGTTCAACTCTTGGAAGGACTTTCTGCTGATGAGGCAGAACTTCTAGTTCTTGCCAAGGATGGTAGAATGAACGAGAAGTATAAGCGTATCACTAAAGCAGTGGTATCAGAAGCATTCCCTCAGATTGAGTGGGGAGGTAGGAGTTGAAAGGTGTAAAAATTTTGAAAGAGAAATGCACCGTTGATGATGCACAGGATAGATCTCTACCATACACTGCCTATCTGGTAGAGTATAAGGTAGATGAAAAACCTACATTTGATATTGCTGTTGCTAGTAAAGCAGTAGAACTTTTTGATTACTATTATGATCTTTACAAAAAAGATTTTGTAAAGTTTACACAATCAGAAGGTAGACAAAATCCTAAGACTTGGGTTGATCCAAATCAACCAAAACCCCCAAAAAAAGGTAGGAAGAAGTGACAATTTATTTTGATCAACGTGCTGCTGCTGACAAAGTAGAAGAGGAAAAGAAAAAATTAGCAGCAGAGGCACAAAAGAAGAAGGAGAAAGAAGAGAATATAGAGATGGGGAAGAAACTTGTCAATGCACTTGGCGATTTGTTTCTCTCCCCTCTAGTTCTCATGCTATTATGGAACGCATGTATACCAGGTCTTTTTGGATTGGCATCCTTAGGATACTGGTCTGCAATGGCACTATATTTAATTTCTCGTATACTATTAAAGCAATCAAAAGATGACTAAAGTATGTTTAATCTCTGTTACTCCTGATGCGGAGAAAACAATCGGGTACATTGCTCGTGTAAGCAATCCTACTAATCAAGATAATCCTAATGTCGCTGGACTATTAGGATATTGTATTAAGCATGGTCATTGGTCTGTATTTGAGCAAGCATCAATGACCTTAGAGATTCACACCACTCGTGCAATCTCACCTCAGATCTTGCGTCACAGATCATTTACTTTTCAAGAATTCTCGCAGCGTTATGCAGATTCATCTCTGCTCTCTGAGAAAATTCCACTTCCCGAACTTCGCAGGCAAGATAAAAAGAACCGTCAAAACTCTACGGATGATCTTGACCCATTTGTTAATCAAGAGTTTCAAATTAAAATACAAAGACATTTTGATGAAGGGATGAAACTTTATCAAGAACTACTTGACTCATCTGTTGCAAAAGAATGTGCGAGAAATGTATTACCTCTTGCAGTTCCAACAAAAATGTATATGACTGGCAATCTTAGGAACTGGATCCATTACATCGAACTACGTTCTGCCAATGGCACCCAGAAAGAGCACCAACAGATCGCACTACTTGCTAAGGATCATTTCATCTGTCAGTTCCCAACCATCTCTGAGGCACTTGGGTGGTGTCCCACAGACGACTGCGATTGTCGCTATGATGAGTGGGGAGATCTGCAACCATGTTTGAAGATAGAGTAGTCTAAATAGTTGGTTAGTACGAAGTAGATATGGTTTTGAAGGATAAGAAAGCAGCAAAAAAATTATTAAAACTTGCAAAAAAACATCCTGACTGGTATACTAAACAAGATGTTTACTATGCTAAACAAGTTAAAAGGCAACATAAACAAGAAAAAAAGGAGGAAACTTAATGCCCACCTATCCTGTTCTAAACAAGAACACTGGAGAGAAAAAGGAACTCTCAATGACCATGAAAGAATATGATCAATGGAGGAAAGACAATCCAGACTGGGATAAAGACTGGTCAGCAGGCATTGGTGGGCATATGTATGGCACACCTAAACAATCTGACGGTTTCAAAGAGGTGATGTCTAAAGTTCAAAAGGCACACCCTAGAGCAAACTTGAGTCGTTTCACTTAAATTATGGCACGAGCACGAAAGAAAACTGGTACACCACAAACATATCCTAACGGTATGTCGAGGAAACAGATGAAAAGAAAGAAACCAATTGATAGTTCTTACATGACTACTATCAATCCTCTCACTACAAATCAGGAGACTGTGTTTCAACAGTACGCAGAAGGAAAGAACCTCCTACTGCATGGTGCTGCTGGTACTGGTAAAACTTTCATTACTCTCTACCTTGCATTGAAAGAAGTACTTGACGAATCTTCACCTTATGATAAAATATACATTGTAAGGTCTCTAGTTCCTACAAGAGAGATTGGTTTCCTACCTGGTGACCATGAAGATAAGTCTGCACTATATCAGATTCCATACAAAAATATGGTAAGGTATATGTTCAGTATGCCTGATGACAATTCCTTTGAGATGCTTTATGACAATCTCAGAGGACAAGATACAATTAGTTTTTGGTCTACAAGTTTTATCCGTGGTGTTACTCTTGATAATGCCATTGTTATTGTAGATGAATTTTCTAACCTCAACTTCCACGAACTTGATTCAATGATCACTCGTGTTGGAGAGGACTCTAAGATTATGTTCTGCGGTGACATTACTCAGACAGATTTAACAAGAGAAAATGAAAAGACTGGTGTCTCTGACTTCATTAATATTCTCCAAGCGATGCGTGAGTTTACTTGTGTTGAGTTTGGTATTGATGATATTGTTCGCTCTGGACTGGTCAAGTCTTATCTTCTTACTAAGTATAATCTAGGTTTTTAATGTTTAAATTTATTGATACTGACCTTAGCGAACATGTTGAGGTTGATGCCATTGATAGAAATGGCACTAGATTCTACCCTATTCCTGGTGCAGATAAATATTATCCAAGTGTAACTTCCATCACATCGTTTAAAAACGCCCAGTTCTTTCAAAAATGGAGAACTAAAATTGGTGAAACGGAAGCGAACAGGATTACCGCCAGAGCAACACAACGAGGTACAGCATTCCATTCTATAACTGAAGACTATTTCAAAGGGGAATTAGATACAGACAAATACTTGGAAAATAATCCATTGTCTGTTAGAATGTTTCAGATAGCGAAGTCTACGTTAGATCGTATCAACAACATTCATTGTTTAGAGACTTTTCTATACTCCCACTACCTCGGTCTTGCTGGTCGTGTAGACTGCATCGCTGAGTTTGATGGTGAGTTGGCAGTAATCGATTTTAAAACTTCTACTAAAGAAAAAAAGGAATCATACGTTGAACATTATTTTGTTCAAGAAACTGCATATGCAGCGATGTTCCTTGAACGTTCAGGTATTGAGGTACAGAAAATTGTCACACTTATCGCCACTGAAGAGGGAACTATTCAAGTTTTTCAGAAGTACAATCTTGATGACTATTTACAATTACTCAAATCCTATATTGAAGAATTTGTTAGGGGAAGAACAAATGCCTGATAAAGACGTTGAGGACAAGTTTTTTACTCCCACCAAATTCTCTCAAGAAATTGAACGTTTGGTGAAACGTAGTAATGGTCTCATCTCATACATTGAAGCAGTAGTAACATACTGCCAAGAGAATGAGATTGAGATTGAAACTGTTCCTAAACTAATGTCCAAACCCCTGAAAGAACGCTTGCGACATGAAGCAGAGCGTTTAAATTACATGAAGAAAAGATCCAAAGGAGTCCTACCGCTTTAAACTGATGAGTCAATTTTTTAATTCAGAACAAGTCCAAGATAATTTACAAGACATCTTTGATACTTATCAAGAGGTTGCTGCAATGACAGCACAACTATCTACGATGAGCAGAACACAAAGACTAGATCATATTGAGGATTGTAAAGCATTAATTGACAAACAAAAGACTTTTTATGGTAGACTATGCCTTGCTGCCTCTGAGGACACAGAAGCAGCAGACATGAAGGCAAGGATTAATGCCTTGTCAAATGCGTTTGGTTACAAAGACCTCGGAGAGTGCATGGATGCTATGATCAAAACACTCGAAACATCAGCACAACGAGGTGTTGACTAGACCTAAATAGTATGCTACGATTACCCAGTAGCAACAAATAAACACACTACAAATACGGAGAATACGAAATGTCATTTGCCTCTCTCAAAAAAGCATCTTCTAAGGGAGATACTTTCGCAAAACTTACCAGAGAGATTGATAAACTGAATCAGCCCGCTGCTGGTTCTTCTGCCGACGAGCGTTTCTGGAAACCTGAACTAGATAAATCTGGTAACGGTTACGCAGTCATCCGATTCCTTCCTGCTCCTGACGGAGAAGATATGCCTTGGGCAAAGGTCTGGAGTCATGCCTTCAAAGGTCCAGGTGGACAGTGGTACATTGAGAACAGTCTTACTACACTTGGTAAGGATGATCCCGTTGGAGAACTGAA